TGCCTTCTCGGAGCTGCGCGTGTCTAGTGCAACCCCATTATTGTCTGCAACTTCTACTGTGTAGCTTTCTTCAGACGCCTCGTTTGGAACTACGGCTAGACTTATCGGGCTTTTAAACCTGTCGTTACCCTTGTGCGGACAACCTTCGCAACCCTCTGAGTACTCCTCTTCAAACCTTGCACAACTGTGCGGAGCTTCAATAGTACGCGCCACGTTGTTCGTTTCTTTTTCAGTGTAATCCTTATATCCGCTGGATATGGCGTGCGCGTTTTCCATACCACGCGCATCACTTATATCTATGTCACAAAACTTCGCTATGGACATTACATGCGTCCACAACGCGTAACTTATTGCGTCAGGCTCCCGTATAGCTCTGTCTATCTGAGCGCAACCCGTACCGTTTACTGTCTTCTCTAGTAGTACTTCAAATCGTTTTATCACTCTGTTGCCCAGAGCGTTCTTCATATCCTCCTGATCTTCTTCCGAGAATTCTTGTGTAGAAAGAACTGGCATCAAATCCTTTGGCAACTTGGACGAAAATTCTTCCAAACTAACTACGCCATCGTTGTGACTGTACACAGTGCAATCTAAAGGGGGACTAGTTTTGTGGTTGCGTGTTCCCGGTACGCGTAATATCCGAGCAGCATCCGCAGTAACTTGTACGTCTGCTTTAAACCCTGCATGTTTGCAAGCGTTCTTTAGTTGTCCCGCAACGGCGACCCATTGGTCTTTACCATACGGTTTATCTAACACCCAATAGACATGCCAGCCACGCCCTGAATCAACAAGGATAGATGGTTTTAACAGGGTGTAGCGTTTTGTAAATTCTTTTAAAGCTGTGTAAGCCTCTGTCTTAGTTAGGTAGTCTTTTCCTTCGCCGCAATCTATATCAAGGAATAAAGTCTTTAGCTGCTCAACGTTGTTTTTTTCTCGCTTTTCCGTTTTAAATGTAGCTAACGCTACATATACGTTGTCATTCTTTTTGTTGGCAGTATTTATGTGAGATAACGCAGCTTCTTTTGTATCTGAAAATTTTACGTCGATCCCATTTTTCATTCCGACTGTGCAATAAAAACCCTCACTTCCTAAGACAGCATCCAAAAACTGTCGAGTATCCATAAGTTATATATCGTAGTTTATATATCGTAGAGAGAAGACGCCCCGAAGGGCGCCTCAAGTTAAAAGAACAAAAGTTATTAGTCATCAAACTCATCAAGCATAGAAGACAAATCGTCATCAACCGAAGGTTTTTTCTTATTCTCACGTACCTTTGGTTCTTCTGATTCTTCTGGTTCTTCTGGTTCTTCTTTAGCAGCTTCTTTAGGCGCATCAGTGGAGACATTATCAAACACACTGTCTTCATACTGAGTGAAGCCCTCTTGAGCATCAAACACCGAACCCTGAACGTTCTCCTTAAGTTTGATAACTTGCACTTGACGCAAACGTAGAGAAACACTGCTGCCCATACCACCATTATAAGGAATCAGTTCTACAAACAAGTTTACAGTACTTCCTGTAGTAAGTTGAAATCCTTCGGGTAAAGGTTTAGTTGCAGCGTCAAACTGTTTGGGTGGGTTATTATAAGAAGCAGCTATCTTAGCTTTGCCTACAATACCGCCCTCTTCGGGCTTTTTAAATGGCATAGACATACCAACCCAATCTTCTTCCCGCGCCTCTTCGTAGGCACTAGTCATAGCAGCTAACAACTCTTTAGCTTGTGCTTTATTCATTTTAAAGCTCATGCTGTACTCAGCACCTTGATCAGTAGCAGCGCAAGGCATGCTACCACCGGTTCCATTCTTACCCCCTTTCTTATCAAAGTGGTAGGGCTTGTCTAGTCGTGGGTATAACGCTTCCACGTTGCGTATCATAAAAGTATTTTTGTTCATATCGCTCTCGTATTAACAAGGATTAAATTGCTTTGGCTTTTACAGCCAAGGTTAGGTACTACAGTATTATTCTTGAATGTACACTCCTTCCCCTTCAACGACATCAAATACATTTACAGCATCGTTGTTTTTTGGGGTGTTAGATTTAAAAACAAGTTTCACTAATTCCTTAGTGTCCGGGTCTTTCTGTGCGTGCATAGCTATTAGAATCTCATCTTCCTCTAAGGGGCGTACTGCTTTGAAATAAAGTTTAGGTATGTTGGAATCTGTATCAAACCTAGCCTCTACAAGAACAGTAGCTATTGGAGTTTTGTTGCTATTCAAATACTTTGCAAACGCTTGCATTGACATCTTCTTTTGGTCTTTACCAAAAATACTGGTAGACGGAAGGTCAAGTTGGTACACCGTATCATCGGTAAGTTCGCCATTATCATTAGTTAACATGATTGCAATGCGTTGTCTAAACCGACAAGCGCGAGAGTTACCTTGTCCAGAACCTTTTATGTTTTGTTTACAATCAAAACATGTGACGTGTTGCCTACCTTCAGAAACGTTATTAGAGGGTCTCCCACTTGCCTGATCATCAGACCAACAAGTGGGAGGGTTATGTTCACCGGGAACGAACTGACCAGCATAATACATTCTGGAGATCGGTGCAGTCTTTACTATTACAAGTTTAAGAACACTTCCCTCTAATACTTGCGTCTCTTTACCATTAACTACCTTGCGAAACTCCCTTTCTCGAATACTTATTCGGTTGATTCCTGACTTTGAAGCTTCAGGCTTTAACTTAGAAAACAAGTTCTTATAGCTGTTAGGTAATTCCTCAGAAATCATCGTCTAACTCCGACAACATTTCAATGAAGTTAACGTCTTTATTCAACAAGTACGTTTCGATGCTATCCTCTTCGTCTGGCTTCTTTTCTTCTCCATGCGTAGAAACAAAGTCTTCCAGCATCTCACGGGTCACAACCCCACGTTTAGGGCGCTCATCTTTCCCCTCACGCAGATCGTTCGTGGCACTTCTATCCGCTGTTTCATATTTGCTCTTCGGTTCTTCTTTTCGTAGCTCAGCAACAACATCTGCTACACAGAAACGATAAGTATTACCTGCCTTTATGTAAGTACTACGCGGAATAAACCCACGCTTAACCCACTGCCTAATTGTAGATACTTTGACACCTACATGCGCAGCTAGTTCTTCTAAAGTAACATAATTTGTATCGGACACTATTTTTTCCTCCGTACAGTTATAGTGTATTCCCTATCGGCGTTTAAGCCGGGGGGTAATTTATCAGGGTTTTCCTCAAGAAAGGTACGCATGTTAGTTTGATGGAGCCGCTTTTCTAGCAAATCCATCGCGTTATGCTCCGTAATAAACTTGTTCATACTCTCCCAATCAGAAGTCCAAAACTTAGTCTTAACTGAGCGGTAAAAAGTACCTGTTGAAGTCCGTACTGACTCTGCGCCAGTAGCAGCACAGTGTTCGTTGAGTATTTGCTTAAATCTAACCAGCTTCTCGTCCAGCGCACTGAGTTTGGTATTCATCTCCTCAGTAATTGCAGCTTTCCGGTCACGGATTTTTATGCAAGCGTCAACGAGGCGGTCTAAACCGACATCCTCAGCTTCGGTCATACATCGTTCTCCTTTATGTTTTAATTAGGGGGAGTGATTATAAGCGCAGTTTTTTTACATTTCAAGCACTTCATTGTATAAATCTATTATTTCTCCATGTATGTGTTTTCTTTGGTCAAGTAGTTTGTATACTCTTTTCTCCACTGCTGACCCTTGCAACTGTACGACTGTACAAGGGTGCCTTTGCCCCGCCCGATGCACCCGTGCGTTAGCTTGAGCATAAGTTTCTAAGGAAGCCGTTGGACCCCACCACACGATAGTATTCGCTGCGGTTAGGGTGACACCATGTGCTGCGGCTTGCGGCTGTATTATAAGGACTCTGGGGGAGTCTGTGTCTTGGAATTCTTTGAAGAGTTGAGTGCGCTTTGAAACACTTACGTCCCCCCGGATAATCCCGTTAGATATTTTGTCCTTAAAAAGTTTCTCAGATAATATGTCAATGGCATGTTTAAACGGCACAAAGACCAACACTTTCTGACTTGCCTCGTCAATAACTTCCTTAAGTACTTTGTATCGGTTCTTTATATCAAACTCTACTGTCTCTCCACTGTCGGCATAAACTGCTCCGCAAGAGATTTGTAATAGCTTGTTCATAGTTACAGCGGCGTTTGTTGCAGTAACTTGTTCACCAGCAGCCATTGTTAGCATGTGGTTGCGTATAGCTTTGTAGTATTTATTTTGTTGCGTTGTAAGTTCTATTTCACGTTTGACGTACGTCATTTCTGGTAGGTCGAGACATTGCTCCTTTGAATACCGAATGGCTGGCTGAAGAGCCGCATGTACTTTGTTTACCGCATTATTTTTGGGGACCCATTTAAATTGCGTAATTTTGTGCATAACCATTTCACGGTAGGCGGAGAAACTACGCGGTACGGATAATGGATTAAGCATCTTTGCTAACCCGAAGGCGTCGAGGGGAGACTGAGCGGCAGGGGTACCTGTCATCATCCACACCCAAGTTTCGGGTTTTATTATTCTGTTAAGCACTTTCCAACGTTTTGAGTTTGCATTCTTATAGTGAGTTGCCTCATCTACAATTATTAAGTCAAACCCTGCCATTTGTATGTGGTCTTCCAC